TCCCGACCAGGAGGGCGGTGACCAAGACAATGCCGAAAGCGCCGAGCATCCGTTCGGCCAGGCGTTGACGGGGCGTGCGATCATCAGGCGGCTCAATCATCCCGGGTCACCAAACCTGCATCTCGAATCGATCATTCGCGCACTCGGGGCAGTCAGGGTTCGACATGGCGGGCCGCCCGCAGGTGCCGCAGCGCGCGGCTCTTTTCCATCGCGCGAGCAGCCGGCCGATGAACCCCCTTGGCCGGCGCGACGCATCACGCCCCCGAATGTCTTCGTGTGCAATTTTGGACATAACACCCCCAACGCAGGTCCTAATCGCCGTGCGCCGGACGGCAAGCCCAAATTGTTGCTGATTGTTTCTGGCCGGGATGGTCGCGTTCCGGCGATGCTGTAGGCACCTTTTCCCGCTGCGGGCATTATCCCTTCCGGAGCGGGCGGCACTAGTAGTTACACGTCTTGGTCTGGCTGTCGTTCGCTCCACCAGCGCTGGAGACCGCAACCATGGCCGACGCATCGCGCCTGATCGCCTATGCCGGGCAGCACGGCTGCGCATGGCGATGGAAGACAACCCCGCGCGCCGGAAGTTGGGAAGCGCTCGCCCAGCTCGATCAACGGGACGGCCGGCCCGCGCCCATCCTGTCGTCCGGGTTGATGGATGACGAGCAGGAAGCCCTGGATCGCGCCATAGAGATCGCCATCGAGCAGCATCGTTGGATGCAGCGGTCGGCGAACACGTCACGATGGCGGGAATGAGGGCGGCCCGAAATACGGCAAAGAAATGGACTGAGGACACATTTTCCGCTTGCGCAGAAAGTGAACTCAGTCCATATTCTCTTTGTCAGGCGGGAGACCATGCACGGCGAGCCCGCTGACAAACCCGAAAGGACCGATGGAATGAGCTTCCATCTGATCCGGTTTCGGATCTGGCGGGTCGAGGTGAAGCTCCTCGAAATCACCGTGAGATAACCGAAACCCCCTCCTCCGGCTGCAACCGGGGGAGGGATAGGGTTGCAAGATATGCTGGAAGGAGCCCCGATGCAACCGGACGAACTGAAGGCCCTGCGCAAGGCGCTCGGCTGGCGGCAGGGAAAGCTGGACGCGGCTCTCGGGCTCTCGCCCGGATATGTCGGCAAGATGGAGCGCGGGCAGAAGCCCATCGAGAAGCGCACCGCGCTGGCCGTGCGCTATCTGGCGCTCACCGGCGGCGTGAATGAGCCGGCCATGGTCGCGGTGCCGAGGATGAAGCTGGGGGTGCAATATGACGCGGACTGAGCGGGGCGCAGCCTGGCGCTATTGCTGTCCGCACATAGCCCGCCATCGGGCATTGTGCGCCTGCACGTCCGCGACGGTCTCGGCCGTGTCGAGCCTGTTGCCCGGATCGTCGGCATGTTCCTCTCCGGCCCGGGCATTGGCGTAGCGGATCACGCCCAGCGCCGTGCAGGCGGTGTTAACAGTTTTCGGGGGTTCGGCTGTCGCGCAGGCAGTCAGCCCGGCGAGCATCAGGATCGCGGCGGATCGTCTCAGCGGCATTGTTCGCCCTTTCGGTCTGGCGGATGGCCTCTTGCAGGTCGTCGGCGCGCTGGTCGGCGCGGCCCTTTTCGGTGGCGGTCGTGACGGTGCTGGTCATGACGCGCTTCGCGCAGCGGTCGACCATGAGGGTGGCGGCCGCCAGCGCCAGCACCAGCGCGATGACCTGCGCGGTGCGGGAGGACTTGAACAGGGTCCAAAGGGATAGAATCCACGTCATTCACCACTCTCCATCTTGCCGACGACCTGTTCCATGCCCTCGCCGGAGCCCTCGATGCGGGTGCCGCCGGGCAGGGTCAGATTGAATTTGCGCCGGCCGAGTACGGCCGAGATGCCGATGCGGTTGACCGCGATCAGGCCGATGATGCCGAGCGCGATGGTCAGCGTCCCGCCGTTGCGCGGCTGCTGCCAGAGTATCCAGAGCGAATAGCCCAGCAGCATGGTCAGCGGGATGTCCCCGGCCGCCAGCAGGGTCAGCGCGACGAACTGGCGCCAGTCGCGCGCGGTCCATTTCACGCCGCGCCCCGGTACATCGCCGCTTCGGCGGCGCGGCGCCTGACCAGCCCCGGATAGACCCGGCCGCCGGCATGGACCCATTTCGCGAACTCGCCGGCCGCCGCCTCATAGGCGCCCTCGTTGTGCAGGCGGCGCAGGGTCGATTTCTCCAGCGCCGTTTCGCCCAGGTTGAACGCGAAGCACACGAGCGCGTCGAACTGCCCCTGCGTCGTCACCGGGCAGAGCCTGCGCACCGCCGCCTCGAAGCGAGCCACGTCCCGCGCGAGCCATGCGTCCGCCTGCGCCTGCGTGATGGTCATGCCCGGCGTCACGTCGGCGCCGGTGTGCCCGTAGCCGGCCGTCCATGTGCCGGCCACGTCCTCATAGGCCTTGAGGACCAGCCCCTCGAACCCCTTGAGCGCCGTGAAGCCGGCCGGGCTGAGCGCGCGGTCGCCATCGCCATTGAGGCCGAGGGCCCTGGCGATCGCCGCGGCCGTTGCCGGACCGGGGATGCCATCGGCATCGACGCCGACATGGGCCTGAATCTGCTGCCAGATGCTCATCGAATAATCTCCATGATCCCGGCGCCGATGCCGGTCGAAACGATGTAGGGGAGCGCCTTGAGCACCCATCCGCCGAGGCTCATGGCGCCGATCCGCTTGTTCTCGGATGCTTCGAGCACGGAGACGCGGCGGTCCAAGTCGGCCACCCTCTCCGGCAGGCTGATATTCATCGCCGCCTGAAGCGCGAGAGTGTCAAACTTTTGGGTAAGACTCGCCAGTGCATGGTTGAGCTCGCGGAGTTGGCCACGGATTTCGCCAACTTCACCCTTCATATCGCCTATAACCCGCAGAATTTGGGCCTCTTGGGACACGCTCATCACGCCCCTCCGCCTTGTGAACAAACCGTGATTCTGCTAGGGAAGGCGGGCCGGAAACGCTGCGTCAACAGCGCCCGGCCCTGACCACGAACGTGAGGTGACACGACATGGCTCCCAAAGAATTGCCCGATGCTGATTTTCTTCGCAAGGCGCTCCGCTACGAACGCAAAACAGGTTTGCTTTTTTGGCGGCGGCGGCCCGAAGATCATTTCCCCAACGTGATTGTGGCAGCGTCGTGGAACGCGCGCTGGCCCGGGAAGGCTGCATTTGACTGCATCCACAGGGCGAGCGGCTATAAGCACGGAAAAATTGATGGCGCGAACTACAAGGCGCACCGGATTATTTGGAAGCTCGTGCATGGGTGCGACCCGATCGGGATCGACCATATCAACGGAAATAAGGCGGATAACCGCCTTGAAAATCTGCGAGAGGCGACGCAGGCCGAGAATTGTAAGAATATGGGCTTCAGCAAAGCGAACAAGTCTGGCCACATAGGAGTGGCCTGGTCGCGCAGGCGAAGGAAGTGGGTGGCACATATTCGGAGCCGCCATATCGGGTATTACTGCAGCAAGGCGGAGGCAATTGCCGCCCGAAAAGCCGCCGAGGCGCTTTTGGGATTTCACCCTAATCATGGAAAGCGGCGCGCCGGCTAAATCTCCAACGTCACTCATGTCCGGCGCCTCACGTCGATGAAGTCGCGCTCCCGGAACACCGAACTGCGCAGCTCATGCTGGATCACCTCCAGCGGCGCCGTTTCCTCGATGATGAACCGGAACTCGGGCGGCCCCTGTGCGATCAGGTGCGCGCAGATGTCGGCGATCTGCCGCATGGCGCTCATGACCGCATAGGGATCGTGGCTGTGGCTCTGCTCGGTTCGCTTGAGCTGCGCGAGCGCGATCATGCGCATGTCCGCGATGGTCTGGAGGTCCTCGCGGGAAAGATCGATCGCGCTCATGACACGCTCACCGGATTGACGATCATCAGCACCGGCGCCGAGTTGAAGCCCGACTTCGTCCCGACGATCACGCTGCTGTCGTCATAGTCCCAGCCATAATAGGACCGGACCTTGCACGCCGCGCCGGGGTCGGCGTCGAGCGTGACGACGATCTGGTTGCCGGAGACCGCCACGCTGGAGACCGTCAGCAGTGTCGCGAAATCATCGGTCGAGACCTGCCATGCGCTGGCGACCGCGCTGCCGGACAGGCTGTCATAGCCGCGCATGTCGAGCGTCAGCGTGATCGTCGCGCCGCTGCGCGTGCCCGAGACGACGCGCGGGCCGCCGCCGTCCGGGCAGGTGATGCCATAGACGACGCGCGCCACCGTCAGCGCCTCGCGCCGCTCCTGCTCGCGATAGCCCAGCGTGGTGTAGTGGTAGGCGTCGGTATGCTCCTCCGCGCCATGCCAGACCACGGGGAAGCGGTCGGGATAGTCCGCTTCGAGCTGGAGCTTGATCGCATGGATCTGGTTGCGCTGCGCGGCGACCTGCGCGGAGTCGATCCCGCTCGGCGGGGTCGCGCTGACATAGCGGCCCTGCAAGGCCTGCACGACCGGGACGCTCGTATCGCCGGCCAGCGTCTCCATGCCGTCGACGATGGCGAGGAAGCGCGTGCGGTACTCCGAGATGGAGAGCCCCGCGCTGTCCGCGTCGCCCTCGCCCTGATCGAAGATGAACCCCTCGGGCGTGCCGATGTCGCCGATGATCCCGGTCAGCGTCGTGTCGAACGGCGTCGTGCCGGGCATCAGGCCGACGATGGCGCTGCCCGCCTGCCCGGTCGCCGCGATGATGACGGGGACGCCGATCAGCCCGGCCAGATCGCGCGCGAACTGGTAGCAGTTGCTCTCGAAATAGGTGGACCATTCCGTGCAGCCGAACTGTGCGGCCGGATAATAGGTCGAGACGTTGCTGACATAGCAGGCGCTGCCATTGTCGAGGTAGCCCGCGCCCTGTCCGCTGGAGGCCACGCTCTTGCGGCCGTCGGCGTTGCTCTGGCCATAATATTGCCAGTAGGCCCCGCACAGCACCTTGGTGGAGACGGCCTTTTTCCAGAGCCCGCCCGTCTCGACGGCGACCTCGACGGTCCAGCCATAGCCGACCGGGATCGGCACGCTGGCCGACCAGACGCCCGCGCTCGCCGTCACGTCGAGCACGGCCCACGCGCCGGACACGCCATCCTTGTCGGTCAGGCGGTAGAGCCATGTCGTGGGCGCGCCCTGATAGGTGCCGGTCAGCGGCAGCGTGCCGCTCGTGGCGGTGCGCGAGCCGCGCGCCACCGCCGCCCGCGCCCGGTCGATGGTCACATGGCCCGCATCGATCGAGACCGCGTCGGCGATGGTGTAATCATAGGTCGTGCCCGCCACCGCGAGATGGCCCGAGGGCGTGCCGGTGTAGCCGTAGGACGGCATGTCGAAATTATCATAGGGATAGACGTTGAGCTGGTGCGTGGCGTTCTTGAGCCAGCGCCCCGTCGAGCCATCGACCGTGAGGAAAACGCGCAGCTTGTAGGCTGCATCGACGTGGAACTCGATCACGCCCTTCTGGCCGGCCGCGAAGGCTGTGTCGGTGAAGTAGCCGTTTGTGGTCGCGGTGCCGCCCACCATGCCGAGGATTTCGAGGCGCTGGTTGCTGATACTGATGCGCGCCAGACAATAGTTGCTGGCGTCGACATACCAGAGATAGAACAGCACGCGCGTTGTGCCCCATGCCTGCGCGCCGGTGGCGGAGGCCGACAGGTCATAGTCCCACCGCGCCACGAACGGCGGCGCGACGGCGGACCCGAACAGCGCCGGAGAGCCGGTCCCGAACTGCGTCGTATAAGCCAGCCGGCCGCTCGCGACAGTGTAGGCATCGCTCGGCGCGACCAGCGACCAGTTCGCGCGACCCGACAGCGCGCCGTCGTCCGTGTCGAACAGGTCCTCAAGCCCGGCGTCGAACGTGGTGGGCTGGGGCGTCGGCGTGGGCGTCGCCATGGGCACCCGGCCAAGCGTGATCGACCCGACCCGCAGCGCGGTCGAAAGATGCATATCTTGTCTCCAGTCAGAAAATCAGAAAATCAGCGGTGCCAGCGCCCGTAGAGGCAGTGCGCCAGCTCGTGCCCCAGCCACTCGGGCGCATAGACCCGCGCGGGGTCCACGACATGGATGGTGCAGGACGTCCGGTCGCCCGAGAGCGTGGCCCAGGCCATCAGCTCCCGCCCGTCCTCCCGCGCCCCGGCCGCGTTCGCCGCGTGGCGCAGGTCCGTAAGGCTCGCATGCGTCACAACGCGCACCACGACCTGCTCGCGCGCATATTCCGCGCCCTCGAAGGTATAGCCGTCGCTCGCCGGCTGCTGGCAGGCGCCCAGCAGGGCGATGAGGCCGGGGGCGAGGCGCTTCATGGTTCAGCCCTCGGCGGGCTCTTCAGGCGTCTCGGTCTCTTCGACGGGCACCAGCTTGTCGATCGCCGCCGCGAGGCGCGGCATGATCTGTGCCAGCGCGTCGACATGCGCGAACAGGCTGGCATTGTCGAACAGCGGCTGGCGCAGAGCGGCCATGCCGTCGGCGATCGACGCATAGCTGGAATGCCGCACGAGCGTGGCAAGGGTCTCGATGGGGGTCGGATCGGACATTGGGCTTCCTTTCTACTCGGTGGAGACGACGCCGAGCGTCTGGCCGGTGGCGTCGGCGGTAATGCTGGTCCCGCTGAACGTCGGCAGCGTGCGGGCGCTGATGCGGGCGCGCAGGGTGATGCTGCCGCTCGGCGAATTGTCCGTGAGGGTGACGCTTCCGCCCATCGACCAGCGGACGGTGTCCTTCACGCTCGGGTCGCCGTCGACGATCACGGAGCGCAACGTCTCGTTCGCCGTGAACGAACCGATGGTCAGCCAGCCGGAGCCCAGATCGCGCTCGATGACGATGGTGGCCGATCCCGAACCGGAGATGCCGCCGGTGCTCGCGTTACAGCGGTAAGATCGGGCATAGGTATAGGAGACGACGACGGTCTTGGGGTCGCCATTGGTCCCGAACGGCCCGACCACGATCGACGCGTCCGAGCTGGTGAGCGTCGTCTGCCCGCGATTGATGAGGAGCCCGGCCGAGAGCGCGCCGGCATAATAGGCGTCCCCGTTCGTCTTCACATATTTGACCGCGTTCGATTCGGTGCAGTTGGAGAGGTCGGACTGCACCGGCCCGGTCCATTCGATGAACTGGCCGGAACTGCCGAAACCGCAGCCCCAGACCGACATCATCGAGCCGGCGATGATGCGCCAGCTCCCGTCCGAATAGACGGTGCGATTTCCCCCGCCGGGCTTCTCGATCGCGAAATAGTCGGCGTGAATCCTGAAATCGCCGCTGTCGCCATTGTTGTTGGTCTCCCAGCCCGTGACGCGCCCGTTGACGTCGACCGAGACGCCCGCCTTGCCGAACAGCGTCGTCACATTGCCGTTGATCGTGCTGATCGCGCTGGTGTGGCTCGTGATGGTGACGCCCTGCGTGCCGACCGTCGTCGAGAGGTCGGCATATTGGGTGTTGAGCGTGTTGACCGCAGTGATGTTCTGCACCACCTGCGCCGCGACCGGACTGACATCGAGTCGGTGGAACACGATCGTCTTGGTCCTGAAGTCGGAGGTGCTGCCCATCTGCGCGGCGGCCACCAAACGGAGCACGGTGATGTTCGAGTTGGTGAGCTGGACAACCTGCTTGAAGCGGTAGACGCGCCCTGCGACTCCCGCCCCGGGCGCGACGCCGGTCACATCGGGGGTGGTGCTCAAGGCGAACAGCGCCGTCTGCTGATAGTCGAGGGCGTCGTCATATCCCTGAAGCCGGACGCCGGCGCCGCCGAGGTTTCCGGAGACCAGCTCCACCTCGGCCTCGATCTCGTACCAGCCGGGGCCGGCCTTCATCATGCCGGGCTGGGTGCTGTTCGCGCGCGAATAGACGCCATATCCGGCCTCTGTGGCGTCGGCGACATTGCTGGCGATCTGCAGGGCGGAGCCATAAATGCCCTCGACCTTCGACACGGCCCCCTGCGAGGCCGAGTACCAGGCCTGCCAGCCGACCGGATATCCGCCCGACCAGTCATCGCGGTAGATCGAGCGGTTGATCGCGACGCCGCCGGCGCGGACTTCCGTCGTCAGGCTGGCGAGCTGCCCCGCCTGCGTGGTGGAGGCCGATTGCAGCGAACTGATGCTGGAGCCCTGGGTGGAGACCGTGGACTCCAGCGTCGACACATCGCCCTGGAGGGTGGAGATCGCCGTTGCATGTGCGGTGATCGTCCCGCCCTGCGTGCTGACCGTGCTCGACAGGCTCGCATATTGCGTGTCGAGCGTGCTGATCGCCTCCGCATGCTGGACGACGGTCACGTCGCTGCCGTTGCCGGGGCGGACGGTCAGCTTGTGCCAGGTGATCGACTTGGCGGCGACCGGACCGAAGGTGCTGCGGTAATTCTGCCCGATCAGCCGGAGCGACGAGATCGTCGCCTGCGTCAGTTGGACGAGCTTCGAGAAATGATAGGTCTTGCCCACCGTGCCGTTGCCGACGACGGTGCCGGTGCTGTCGGGATCGATGTCGAACTGGAGGCGCGCCGTCGCGCCCGAGACATAGCTGGCGGAGGCGTCATAGCCTTGCAGCGCGACACCGGAGGAGGCGAGCGTGCCCGAGACCAGCGTGATCTCGGCCTCGATCAGATACCAGCCCGGACCCGCCAGCGAGAGCGCCGGGTGCGTGAGCGCGGAGGTGGGATCGGCCGTGGCGCCCCACGCCCAGAAGCCGATGATCTCCGCGCTGTCCGGCAGCGTGTTGGTGACCCTGAGGGCATTGCCATAGTTGCCCGGCACCTTCGCGAAGCTCTGGCTCGGCGCGGTGTTCGTGTGCGCCAGATATCCGGTCGGGAAGGTCTGCCCGTCTTCCCAGACCGCGAATGTTGGGTTGCGGTTGAGCGCCGCCGGCCCCGCGCTGACGGTCGTGGTGAGGGAGGCGGCCGTCAGCTCCAGCCCGCTGATCGCCGTGGCGTTTTCGGTGATCGCCGAGCCCTGCGTGCCCACGGTGCTGGAGAGCGTGGCGAGGTCGCCCACCGCGTTGCTGATCGCGGTCGCATTGTCGGTGATCGCGGCGCCTTGTGTGGCGACCGTCGATTGCAGCGTCTCGATGTCCCCGCCGGCCGCCGTGATATCGGCGGCGAGATCGTCGATCTGGGTGGTCAGGTCCGTGCCGAGGTCGATGACATCCTGCTGCGCCGCCAGCGCGGCCGAGAGCGCATTGGCCGCCGCCGTCATCGCCGCGTCCGCATCGATCTCGAGCTGGTCGATATCGGCGATCACATCCTCGGCCGGCCGGTCGCCCACCGGCGTGCCCTCGGGCGCGCCGACCGTGGCCCCGTCCTCCGGCTTGGGATGGTTCTCCGGATCGCTGTCGACGATGTCGACCCAGTTCACCACGCTGGGGGAGAGCGTCACGGCTTCGGACAGGCCCTCGATCGTATAGGAGCAGACCGAGACGCGCTCGCTCACTTCCGCCGAGAAATCGCGGAAGAACCCGTAGATGGTAAGGCTGTCGAATCCGGCCTGCCCGATCCAGAGCGCGGGCCGAGCGCGGAGCGACGCCACCCGCCGAACGAGATTGTCCAGCGCGGGCGTCGTGATCTGCGCCTTGACCGACATGCGCTTCGCCCATGCCCGTTCGACCGGCTCGGTGTTGCCGAAATCGTCCGTTTCCTTGAGGCTGTAATCGGTGATGCCGAGCGTGGGCGAGATTTCCGCGAGGCCCATGGGTTCCACCGTCCCGATCAGCAGCGTGCCGACCGAAACAGGCAGCGCCCCGCTCGCGGCGTCGATCGTGACGACGATCGTCGCGCCGGCCGTGACATCGAGGTCAAGGAACGTCAGCGACCGGATCGGTTCGCCGCCGACCGTGGCGGCCAATGTCTCGTCATAGCCGGGCGCCTGCACGCGCACCGTTGCCGCGTCCGCATCGAGGATCGCGAGACCGTTCACGTCGGCGGAGGGCTTGAGGTTGACGGTGAGCGATCCGGTCCGGGTGGTCAGCGTCCCCAGTGCCTCGTCAAACATGGCCCAGCGGTTCGTGGGGCCCGTGTCGATCCATTGCGTCGCGCCGGCCGTGGGGTCATTGCCCAGATTGTCCGCAATGGCGCTCTCGTAGATCCGGTGCGTCGCGGTCGAGATGACGCGGTCGCCCAGCGCATAGGTCGCTTCGGCATCCCATGCCGGATGGTCGTCCTCGGGGGCGTTGCTGGCCGTCAGCACGGCATCGGTCACCGCCTGCGGGCGGATGACGAGGAAATCGCTGGGCAGGTCGGGCGACGGGTCGATGACCGGATTAGTCGTTTCGGCCGAAGGCAGGCCTTCGATCGTGAGGGAGCAGAAGCTTGCCGTGCCGAGCTGGAGGTCGACCGAATAATCCTTGAAGAAGCCGTACAGGGTCAGGCTCTCGAATCCGGGCTCCCCGATCCAGAGCGCGGCGCGCGCGCGGACATCCGTCACCCTGCGGTGGACTGTATCGACCCGGGCGGATTCGATGCGCGAGCGCACCGTGAGCTTGCGCGCCCATGCCCGCTCGACGATGGTCGTCACGCCGAAATCGTCCGTCTCGCGCCGGCTGTAATCGGTGATGCTGACGGTCGGCCCGTCCTCGGTATCGCCAAGGTCGAACGCGGTGCCGACGATCAGCTTTCCGATGGCCGTCGCCCCGGAAACAGGCTCCAGCGTCACGATGATGGTCGCGCCGGGCGCTCCGGGCAGATCGATGAAGGTCAGCGTCGGCGCGCCGGTCGCATCGGTCTCATCGAAGATCGTATCCCCGTCCGCGATGACCTGCACGCGGACGCTGGACGCATCCATGTCGAGCAGGCCGATCGCGTCGACCGCCTCGGGCGGCATGAGCGTGACGCTGATCGTCGTCGACGCCGTGGTGCGGGCGCCGGCCGCAGCATCGAACATGGCCCAGCGATTGGTGGGGCCCGTGTCGAGCCACGCCGTGCCGCTGCCCGGCGCGTTGCCGGCATTGGCGTCGATCAGGCTCTCATAGATCCGGTGCGCGGAAATGACGCGGTCGCCCGGCGCATAGGTCTCTTCATCGTCCCATGCGGGATAGTCGGTCTCGGGCACGCTGGACGCCGAAAGGATCGCGTCCGTGATGACGAGCGGCGGAACGAGCTTCATGCCGCCTGTACCGTCGTAATCGCGTCCCCGCCGCTCGCGGAGGTCACATTGTCGAGCGTGCGCGAAATCTTGCCCGTGTTGCCCGCGACCGTGGCCATGCCGGCGTTCATGTCACTGCGAAGCTGCTCCAGCTCCGCGCGCATGTCGTCGAGCGCGGCGGCCAGATCGACCTGACTGCTGTCGCTGGACGTGCTGTCCTGCGTCGTGGCGCTGGCGGCCAGCAGCGCCGCATCGGTCGCGTCGCTCGATGCGCCGGCGAGTCCGGCGATGACGGCGTTGGTCTGCTCCAGGCTGGCGGCGGTCTGCGCCTGCACCCGGGCCAGTTCCTGCCGGCTCGTGGCAACAAGCGCGGCGGCGTTCAGCAGGGACTGCGACAATTGCGGCAGGCTGTTCGCCGCATCGATGTCGCCGCCACGCGCGGCGGCCGTGGCCGCGTTGAACTGACTGAGTAGCGTGACATAGCTCTGCGAGTCCGTGCTGGTGAGGCCGCGAATGCGCTCGATCTCGTCCGCGATGCTGTCGCCGGCCGACGTCCATGCGTCGGCCAGTTCCTGCGCGGCGCTGGCGGCGTCCTGCGCGTCCTCGAGAGCCCAGATTTCCTCCTGAAGCGCGCGGTTGCTGGCATCGAGCTTGGCCAGCTCCATTTCGCGCAGCGCGGCCGTGTCGCCGCGCAGCTCGAGCAACTGCCGTTCGAGGTCCTGCCGCTCCGACAGGATATCGGCCGCGCTCTTGGCCCCGTTCATCGCCTCCTGCACCTCGGCGAAGGCGGGGGCGAGCTTGAGCAGCGTCGCATAGGTGGCCTGCCCCGCATCCGTCGTCAGGTCCTGCGCTTCCACGAGCTGGCGGAACGACGCGAGTGTGTCGGGCATGGCAAGGCCGAGGCCGTCGAAGACGTCCGCCATCTGCGCCGTCAGCGCCGCCGCCTGCTCTTCCGAGGTATAGTAGGTTTCGAGATAGGCCTGCGCGGCGCTGGAGAAGTCGCTGAGGCTGTCGAACTGGTCGGCGAGGCCCATCTTGGCCGCGATGCCAAGGTCCTGCGCGGACTGGCTGAGCAGGTCGAGTGTCGACGTCACCGTCTCCACGGTCGACGCGACCCGCACGAGCGTCTCGAACGCGCCCTCGCCCACTTCCTGGAATTGCGAGATGAAGGGGAAGGCCGCTTCCGCCATGTCGTCGGCGGCGGCGCCGAATACCGCGTTCAGCTTCTCCTCGATCTCGTCCCCCGTGAGGTCCTTGAGGTCGATCTTGCCGATATCGACGACGAAGCTGTTCAGCCTGTTCTCGATCGTGGACGTGGCGACGCCCAGCGGACCGGCCGCCGCGAGGATCGCGTCATCGAACTGCTTGAGCAGCAGGGTGAACTGGCTTTCGAGGCCGGTATCGGCATCGGCATATTGCGTCGAATATTTGGTGCTGGTCGTGATGCCGAAGAGCTTCTTCTTCTTCTGGACGTCCGAATAATAGCTGGCATCGAACCCGCCCGACAGGATGTCGCCGAGCGACTGCGGCGCGGCATAGAGGCCGCTGCCGGTGATCGTGGTCTTGGTGCCGAACAGCCCGCCGAGGATACCGCCGATGAGGGGAATGGAGCCGAGCACGGACCCGATGAGATTCGCCTTGAACCCGGTGTCGACCCCGGTGTCGGCGTTGACATCGCCGGTGCGCACCACGAGGCTGGCGAGGCTTCCGATCTGGCTTTCGATCGAGCTGAGCGACGCCGCCATCTGCCGCGAATAGGTGAGCATCGTGGTGTCGACATCCTTGAGTTGGTCGATCGCGTTCTTGATGCTCTCGCTCTTGGCATCGGCGTCGCCCAGGACCGTGCCGGTGCCCGTGTTGCTCTGCGGGAGGGAACTGCTGCCCCCGCCGAACGCGCCGGCGATCGACACGCCGATGGACGCGAGCGCCGCGATCGTCGCCGCGCCGGCCGCGAGGTTGAGCGGAAAGGGCAGCGACGAGATGGCGCTGACAACGGCCTCCACCGCCTTCACGGCCGTGCGCGCGCCGCTCTTGGCGATCGACGACGCCGTTTCGATCGCATCCTGCGCGATCGCCTTGACCGACAGGGCGAACTCGATGGCCCGGAACACCTGCAGGGCGTGCGTCATGGCCTTGTAGCCGGAACTGCCTTCATCGAAGAAGTCCCTCGCGGCCTCCGCCATGTCACCATAGGCGCCAGCGGTGAGGATGCCGGTGCGTTGGGCGGCCTGCCCCTGCGTCAATGTGCCCTGGCGCACCTGCTCCTGAATCTTGGCCTGCCGCTCGGAATAATTCGTCAGGGCCGTGAGCATGTTGGCGATTGCTTCGCCGCCGGAACCGAAGGCGCGCGACAGTGCGTCTCCCGCTCGGTTGGCCGCGTCGATAAGGGCCTCCATGTTCTCTTGCGCGCGCCGAATGGCGTCGGCCTCCCGCGCGGCGGCGGCGTCCTTGTCGATCAACTGCTTCTTGGCCGCGTAATATTCTTCCCACCGAGCCTGCGCGACCTCGAGTCCATCGTCCATGTGCGCGGTGAGGAATGCCTGTTTCTCGAGTTCCAGCGCCGCCGCCGCGCGCTCTGGTCCGACAAGGCCATAAAGCGCGAGTTCGTCGCGAAGAGGCTTCATCACGTTGGCCTCGAAATCCTTCGCGGCCTGGGCGCTATATGCGGCCTCCCGCGCGGCGGCGACCTGATCGATCGCCAGCTTCTGGCTCTCAAGGGGGGCATTCATGCGCTGCACGGCATCGGTCATGAGCCGGATTTCCTTAGCCGACTTGCCGATCCGCGTTGCCTCCTCCTGCTGCGCGGCGATGTAATCGTTCGCGGCCTTCAAGGCCGCCTGATAGGCCTTCTCTTCCTCGGAAAGGCGCTGCTTCGTTCCACTGGATTTATCGGGGTCAAGATAACCAGCGGCCTCAGCCTGCTCGCGAATCCGATCGCGCGCGTTCTGGCGGGCCTGTTCAACGATGGCAGAGCCGGCCTCGCCGACATAATCAGTGCCAATGGCCCGGGCCATTTCTTCCCGCGCGGTCGCCCCGAACTCCGCAAAGGCTCCCTTGAACTGATTGTTCACCTTCGCGATCTGCGGCGCGTCCAGCTCCGGGATCTGTAGCGCGGAAGGCAATATCTTGTTCGCCTGTCGGGAGAGGAAATTGATCCCGTCGATCGCTTTCTGCACCAGCGTATTGATCGCCCCGATCGCCGCGTTCACCCCGCTGATGAAGACATCGCCGAGCACGGCCGGAAAGCCCCGCCATGATTTCGTGATCGTGTTGTACGCGCCGATGAAGCCGCCGATCATGAAGTTCACGGCGCCCCTCACGCCGCCGCCGATCCACCCGATCCACTCCTTCATGACGTTCCAGACGCTGGTCACCGAAGGACCGATGGCCGACCAGATGGCGCGGCCAGTGACCTGAAACACCGCCTTGGCGGTGTCGCCGAAGGTCACAGTGACGTCATCCAGCTTGCGGATTTCCTTTTCTGTGAGGCCCAGCGACTTGGCGTATTCCTCCATGCCGGATCCGTCGTTGGCCGAGGATTGGAGTGTCTTGATCGCAAGCGCCACCGCGCCGATTGCCGCCGACAGCCCCAGAATGACGGGATTTGTCGCCACCGCGACGATGAGGGATTTCGACATGTCGGCAAAAGCCGCGCCGACGCCGCGAATGCCGATCCCCGCCTGGGACATGATGCCCTGAATCTGTGCCCCTTGCTGCATCAAGGCCATGAAGGCCATCTTGAGCGGAGCCGAGCTGCCGGCGGCGGCCGCCATCTGGATGCCCAAGTCCTGGAACTGGAAGGCCAGATTTTGCATGTGGTGACTGGCGAGCTTGCCGCTCTGACCTATGCCGCGCGTGCCGGCCTCAAGGAGATTCATCTGCGCGCTGGCGGCGCGGATGCGCCCCGCAAGCTCGGTGAGGCCCTGACTTTCGGCTTCAACGGCGCGCATTTCGGCGCGCATCTCGCGGATCTCAGATGAAGTCTTTCCGAACGTCTCGATCTGGCGATTGAGTTGCCGCACCATGGCCTCGCCGCTGCGCTCAGCCCGTTCTGTTGCCCGGGCGACCTCGCGCAACTCCCTTGTGGCCGCGTTGCCGAATGCAGTGATCTGGGCGACCGAGCCGCCCAGGTTGACCATTCCAGCCGTCGCCTTCTCGATGCGCGCGGCCTCTGCCACGACCTTCGCCTCGGTGGAGTTCATAACGTCCTGAAGGCGCATCAGTTCGGTCGCTGAATCTCCTGTGCCGATGGCAAATCCCACCTCAAGCGCAGGCGTCCCGTCATCCATGTTTAACGCCTCCTTCTCCGGTCACGGACCGATCTCGCGACAGGCGAATTGACCGCCTAGCCCAGCACCATCTGCAACCGCGCCAGTTCGGCATTGCGGTCGGCCTGCGTCGGGGCCGCGCGCCACGGCGCGGGGCAGGTCTCGCTTTCCGCCTTCCGTCCTTCGGCGAGATATTCGACTGACAGGGTGTGGATCAGCCGGGCCTCCCACGGCTTGAGCGCGACGCGGGTCGCACGCTGCCATTCGTTGATGGTGGCCCAACTGATCGGTGCGGACCCCATGCCGGCCGCTTCGGACAGCCCCATCTCCACCAGCCAGCCGATGATATGGGGTGCCGGGTTCGGCGGCATTTTCGGCGTGACGCCGTCCCGCTTCATCGCATCGAGACGGCTGAGGCGGGGCGCCTTGTCCGCATATTTGGCGCGCTTCGTGCCCTCCGGCGGCTTTGGCGTGGCATGGAGCCACGCCAGTTGCCGGACGTAGAGTTTCAGATCCCGGCCGAGCCGGGCTTGAAGTTTCCCCAATCTGCGACGAACTTCGAGACCTGCCGGGTGATGAAGCCGAGCTTCTTGTCGGCATAGACCGCCTCGAACAGTTTCTGGCCCTTGGCGTCGCCGGCCGGCGGGTAGGAGAAATTCTCGAACCGGACCGTGATCGCGGCCAGATCCTCGGCCGTCTCCTGCACGCGCTGCTCATAGGGCGCGACACTGATCTTGCCGTCATTGTCCTGCATGCGCTTCACGGCGCGGGCGGACTGGCGGGCCTCGACGACGCCGAATGCATCGCTGCCCGGGCCATAGATGACGATCTGCACCGGCATCTTGCGCTCGGCGTCGGCATAGAGCAACTCGCCGGCCGCGTTCTTGATGTGGATGGTGGCCGTCTCTTCGACGGCGGCGGTCGTGATATCGAGAAGTGCGGTAGACATGGATTATCCTTTCGCAGGCTGGGTTGCACCGCCCGCCCCGCCGCCCGCGAGGAGCGGAACGGGCGATGCCTGATGACCGGCCATCAGGGCCGGAATGGGGATTAAGGTGCCGGGACCTTCACCACCGCCGTGTCGATCTCCACGGTCGGGTTGGCCATGAGGATCGTGTCGGCGCCCTGCACATTCTCCGGGTAGCCGAACACGCGGCCCTGGAAGTAGCGCTTGGCGCCGTCCGGATAGGTCACCTCGAACGAATAGAGCGCATCGCTCTCGGATGCGGTCCGCAGCAGCGTCTGGCCCGCATCGCTGTCGTCATGCGCCAGCGAGGGCGAGAGCGAGCCGTAATCAACGCTGCCCTTGTGCTTCTGCTTCGGGCCGCGAAGCGGCGTGAACTCGACCTTGTTATAGGTCGCGCCGATCGCGCCGATCTGTTCGACCTGGCCGATCTCGGTATAGATCAGGGCGGAATAGCCGGTCTCATCCTCGGTGGCGGGATGCGCGGCGCTGATGGCGAGCTTTGTGCCCGCCGCAGTCGTAGACGTCATTTTATTTACTCCTATGTGGCGAGCCGGGCTTGCCGGCAGTCATTCAGCCGCGAGGCGCGGCGGAATTTCAGGCGCCGGGCTCGGCGTCGGGTTCGGTCGGCGCGACAGGCTTCGTCGCGGGCGTCGGGGCGATCTCGCTCGCGGTCGGCTCGCGCGCGAGCCCGGCCGCCCGGTAGTTGAGGAACGACCCCTCATCGATCTGCTGGACGGTGCCGGCGTCGAATATCTGGTTCGTGCCGACATCGTAAAAGGGCCGGAGGATGAAGGCCGGCTTCGTCTTGCTGGTCATGATGATGATGCTCCCGTTCAGGTCTCTGCATCGAACGAGACGCGAAAATCCTGCGCCTGCTCGAAGCTGTCACCCGGCCCGTTGATGTCCGGTCCGGTGCCGGCGGTCAGGATGGCCACGTTGCGGCCGCCGCCGATATTGCCCGTGCGGCCCGCGCAGCAGGCTTTCACCAGCGCGATGATCGCGGTCTGGTCGCGATAGCTGCCGGCGCGCACCGTGACGGAGACGCGATCGACGGTGCGGGTCGCCGCCCCGCGCCGGAGGGCCTGCCGCTCGACGGAGCTGATCACGCGAACCAGCAGCGCGGGCGGGGCGATGCCATCTGGCAGGCGGCCCGCCTTGATGCTGGCTTCCGGCACCCTTGCCAGAAGGGCGCTGTCAGCGCGCAGCAGCGCGCCGATGATGTCGGCGCCCGTCACGCGTCACCTCCGCCATCGTCGACGCCCACGATGCCGCCCGGCGCGATGCGGCTGTTGATATAGGCCTGCGCGGCGGCGACAGCCTCGGCCTCCTTCGTGTCCAGCGCGGGGCGCAGGAACGGATGCGGGCGCGCGCCGGGGTGGAAGACGGTCGCGCCGACGAACTTCCCGTTGATGACCAGCGACGTCGCGCCGTCATTATCACGGAGCTGCCGGTTGATCCGGCCGATGCTCCGACCCTCGCGCTGGCTGTCGTCCACGCTGATGAAGTGCGGGTCCGTGCCATATTCCAGCCAGGGCGCGATATAGTCCCCCGGGCCCTTGACCTGCACCTTGCCGACCATCCGGCCGGGCTCCTTCCGGGTCGCGACCTTGACCGCCGCGCTGACCTCATGGGACTCGGATCGCCGCCGCGCTTCATCGGCGATGACATTGGCGGCGGCGCGCGCCGCGCCGCGCAGGACGCGCTCCTCGATCTTCGCGGGGAGCTGCGCCATGAAGCGCTTCACTTCCGCCTTGCCGCGTGTCGTGACCATCAGGCCGGGTTCCCCGCCGTGCTGTAGTCTTCCATCATGAACTCGATGCGCTGGCGATTGCCGAGGATGGCCGGCGGCCCCACGATCTGCATGGTCCGCTCGACCTCCACGACGCCGGCGCGCTTGCGCAGCAACAGGAAGCGCATGTCGGACGTGATGCCGTCGCGATAATAGATGCGCACCCGCGACCGCCGGGAGGCGAGATTGACGCCATCGGTAAGATGTTCGCGATTGCTCGTGCTGGGCAGCTCGTCCTGCACCTCCGCCCACACTTCCTTGACCAGCGCCCACGAGCCCGAGCCTGCCCCGTCGAAGCTGTCGTCGGGCACCGGGCGCTCGATGCGGATGCGCCGGTTCATCTTGCCGCTGGCGATGCCGATCATAGCGTCCTCGGCCGAAGATATTTCAGCAGTTCGCGCGCCGCCGTGAGGGATTGCGCATAGGCGCCCTCGCGCTGGCTAATCATGCCCGCCGCGAGGACAAGGATGGCCTCGATCAGCGGCTGCGGCACTTCGGCCGGATCGTACCCAGCCGTGTATGCCACCGTGATCGCTCCGCCCGCGCGAAGCTTCGGCCAGCCGCTCGCCCCGGGGTAGATGCGCAGCGGGAGCGGGCCGATTGCATAGGCGCCATCGAGATAGGTGGCATCGCCGTCCGCCATATTATAGGCGATGGCGTCGACCGAAATAATCGGCCGCTTGGAGAGCGACAGGTATCCGCCCCATGCGCGGAAATGATCGACCAGCGTGCGTTGCGCGACGATACGGCTCGTGTGCTGCTCGACCCATTCCCGCGCCGACCGGATTTTCTGGCTGATCAGGTCGTCGGGAATTTCATCCTCGATCTGGCTTTGCGCGCGCGCCATGTCGACCGTGACCGGCTCGACGATATTCAGCGGCGCCGGAAAGCCATCGTCGATCAGCGCGGCATAGGCCGCGACGACCTGGGCGTCGCTATAGTCGCCCTCCGGCATCGAGAGCAGCACGCGCATTTCCGCGATCGTCATTCGATCACCTCATAGTGCGCGGTCCACAGGCCGCCGCCGGTATCGCGCTGGCCGGACAGGAACACCGGGACGCCGTCGAGAACGGCGCCGCGCACCGCGCCGGCGCGTTTCGTCAGGCGATTGGGGATGAAAGCAAGCTGCGCGCCCTGGACGCCGGCCTGCCCGTCGAAGACGCCATCGATGACGAGCGCGGCGCGCCGGCCGTTGTCGATCATAGCTGCCGCACCATGAGCACGCATGTCCGCTCGAACCGCTTGGGCGGCGTGCCAGCCGTGGCAACGCGCACGGCCACCGGAATCTGCACGCCCGAGGCGGAAAAGGCCGTCTCGCTCCAGTGTGCGTCATCCACGACGAACCAGAGCTGCACCTTCTTGCCTGCCGTGTCGATGATCGGGCCATAGGGCGCGGCATCGTCGACGGCGACGCCGAGGGCGGCCCCGGCTGCGCTCATGGTGATGGCCTCGATCTCGACGATGGCTTCGCCCTCATCGAGCAGCGCCGCGAAATCGATGGCGAACGGCACATGATCCGCCGGATCGAAGGGCTGCGACCAGACCGTGGCGCCCAATGGGACGCCAGACGCCACCGATGTGGCGGGCTGGGCAATCGCGAGCACCGCCGTTCGGGCGGGCGTCGCGATCACCGTTCCCGTGTCACCGCCGCCTGGCATATCGCCTCCCTGCGGGATGATGTCGAAGGCGAGGAGCGTCGCGAGCATCGCTTACCAGCCCGTCAGGCCTTCGGCCGTCCCGCCTGCCTTGATGTGGGTCGCGGGAAGCGGGAAATAGCCGGCGGGCAGCGTTACCGTCACGTCGCCGCCGCCGCTGGTCGGCGTGTAGATCACGGTCCCGCCCGTCGCGACGGACAGGGCGACGATCGGACGCGTGAGGGCGCTGCTGCCTGGCGTGATGGGGAACGGCGCAAGACCCGCGAGCGAGCCCGCATCGATCGACGCCTTCACAGCGGCCTGATTCGCGCTGGTGGCCGCGCCCGTGGGGAGCGGCAGGGACGTGGCGCTGATGCCGAGCGTGCCCGCCAGCGCGTCGGCAATCGCTTTCAGGCGCCCAAGGATCGTGGTCGCGGCGGGCGATGCCGTGACCAGCCCGACGGCATCCGCGCCGGCCTGATCGGTGATCAGGCTCTTCTGATACTGGACACCGCCGATGTCCTTCGTCGCCAGCGTTGTCCCATCGGGCACCGGCGAAGTGATATTGTCGGCCATGGGGCTCGGTCCTCGATCTGAGTGAAGGTCAGAAGCTCGGGTCGTTCATGTCGATCCGGTTCTGCACCTCTGTGGTGCCGGCGCGGATATCGACCTCTTCCGACGGCTGGCCGGTCTCGGCGGGTGCCGCCTCGGCGGTGTCCTTGGGATCGGTCTTGGTCTCGGTGGGGTTCTGGGTGGCCATCGCTCGCTCCTCTGGTTCACCGAAACAGCGGGCATCCGCCGCTTCGGGGAACCGGGGCGACCGAAGCCGCCCCGGGATATCGTCAACGCCGGATCAGGTGCCGGTGCCGATCTTGATCGCCTTCATCGCGTCGGGGTTCTTGACGCCGCCGCCCACGCGCTTGGTCGCGTAGAAGCAGATGTAGGGCTTGTTGGTGTAGGGATCGCGCAGGACGCGCAGGCCGATCCGGTCGATGACCAGATAGGTCTCGCGCATGTCCCCGAACAGCGCCGCGAGATTGCCCGCCGCGACATTCGGCATGTCCGGCACGTCGATCACCGGATAGCCGGCGAGGGTCGACGGCTGACCGGCGACGAAGGTCGGTTGCCACAGGAAATTGCCCTGACCATCCTTCAGCTTGCGGATGGCGCCCAGCGACGTGCGGTTCATGTACCACTTGGCGTTGGGCGTATAGGCCGCCGGCAGCTTGTAGATGGTGTCCACCATGCCATCGGCCGTGAAAGCCGCCGCCGCGCCGCTGTTCAGCGCCTCGATCGCGCCCCACGGGTGGCGATCGTCATGGGCGCCGCCATCGACATAGCCGAGCAGGCCGTGCGGCTTGTTCGTGCCGTCGCCGGAGATGAACGCGATGCCTTCCTGTCGGGAGAACTCGGTATCGATCTCGCCGACCAGCCAGTCGGCCAGGTCGATCTCCGCGTCATCGAGCAGGTCCTGGCTCGCGGCGGCATTGGCGTAGATCTCGCCAAGGCCGAACGACAGGGCCGTGAACTGCGGCGTGGCGGTGGCCGGGCGCGCGGCGGTCTCGCCGACCCAGCCGCTGCCCACCGCGCGATCGGTGAACAGCTTGGTGAAGCCGCGCTTGCTGATGCGGATGACCTGCGCTTCCTGCCGGACGGGCGAGATGAGCTTCAGCCGGCCGCTGATGGTGCGATCCCACTCGACCGGGGTGAGCAGGCCGCCATCGGCATCGACGCCCTCGGACATCGAGGCGCGCGGACCCTTCTTCTGCTCCGAGCGCAGCTTCTCCTCGTCCTCCCGGCGGCCATCGCGCATGAAGGATGCGAAGGCGCCGGAATATTCGGGGTCGGAGGGCTGGACGGACGTCCCGCCGTTCAGGTTCGCCGCCGCGATCTTCGTGGCATGTTCGTTGAGCGCGGCTTCGAGCTGGCTCATCGTCATGTTGATCGCGTCGAGCTTGGCGTTCACCTCGGCGCTATCGGCCTTCTTGCCGATATTCTCCTCGATGGTCGCCTTGAACTCGCCATGCGCCTCCTGAAGGGCGGCGATCATGGCCTTGGGATCACCCGAGACATCGGCCCGGATGGTGGTTCCGATCAGGGCGCGGGGCATCGCGGGGATAACCGGCGGCGTGAGCGTGATGGTGGGTTTCGCCGCGAAGAGCGCGCGAAGCGGAGAGGCGAGCAGGGTCGCCACCGCCGCGAGGGCGGTTCGAGACTGATATTTCATGATCGTAACTCGCTGTTTAGCTGCGGAAGGTGTCGAGCAGGGCCTGCATGGCACTGATCAACTCGGGGTCGCCGCCAGCGTCCGGCTTGTCGGCGTCATCGAGGGCAGCGTCCGGCTTGCCCTTGAGGCTGTTGATGCGGGCACGCGCCTGGGCGCGCGTCATACCGCTATTGAGGAGGGTGATTTCCAGCGCGCGGACCTCGTTGACCTCGCGATCGGACGCCTTGGCCTTCTCGTCGACCTTCATCTGGTCGGCGGGCAGCAGGGCATCGGCGAAACCGCGCTCGATGGCGAGTGACCCGGACATCCACGTCTCCGCGTCCATCCATTTCGCGCAATCGGCCGCCTTCTGCTGCGAGCGCTGCGCATAGACATCGGCCATGGCCTGGTCGAAGGGGGCGAGATAGGCCGAGACTTCCGCGAAATCGTGCCGGTTGCCGCCGGCAATGACCCAGCAGTTGTGGATCATGATGAACGACGCCGCGCCGATTTCGACCTGATCGCCCGCCATGGCGATGATCGACGCGGCCGAGGCGGCCATGCCCATGATCTTCATGGTGACCGGCTGCGAATGCTCGCGCAGCACATTGTAGATGGCGAGGCCCTCGAACATGTCGCCGCCGCCGCTGTTGATCTGCACCTCGACCGGGCGGTCGCCGATCGCGCGGAGCTGCGCGGCGACCTTCTTCGCGGTCACGCCGCCGCCGGTCCACCAGTCCTCGCCGATCACATCGAACATCGTGATGACATTATCCCCCTGCTCCAGCGCGGCGGGGCGGATACCCGCCGCGTCCTCGCCCCAGCGCTCCATCACGGGCAGCGGGGAGAAGGCGGAGACGCGCCGGTCCGCCGGAACGGGCAGCGCGGAGGGCCGGGCGCGCGCCATGATGCCGCCGATGAGCGCGCGCGGCCGTGCGGACAGGTCATTCATCTTCCGGGTCATCCTTCGTGGTGGAAGACGACGACGCGGCGCCTTTGGGCAGGCCGACGCCGTCAGGGTGCGGGTTCAGTTCGAAGTTGGCGCGGACCTCGTTGGGCTCCATCCAAGCCGCATTGTTGCCCAGCGCCTTGGAGAAGAACTCGGCCTGCTCCTTGAGCGAGCCGCGCAGCAGCGCGCCGTCGTTGAATTTCACGTACAGCTCGTCAGCGTCCTGCTCTGCCTCGGTGAAGCATGAGCGCTCGATCGCCTGTTCCCACGCCACAAACCATTTCGTGAGGCAGTAGGTCACGAGGAACAGGCCCAGCTCCCGGATGCCCGTGCCCCAGCTCGTCTCGTCCATCATCAGCAGCGGGCGGGGCACATCGGTGAACCGGGCCAGCTCTTCATCCTGCCGCTTGCGCGTCTCGTCGCTCTGGCTGTCCTTCGGGTTCGCGAAAGGCTTGGCCGTCAGGCCCTCTTCGAGGATGAGCCAGTCGCCGGCATTCTCGGCGCCGGAATGATTTTCAGCCAGGCTCTCGCGAAGCAGCCGGATCGATTCCTCGCCGAGCGTCTCGTCCGTTTCCAGCGAGCCGCCGGCCATCATGCCCTTGCCGGCGAGACGCCCCAGCGCCTTCGTGACGGCGGCGGCAAGGCCGATCGTGTCGACCGCCATATCCAGCAGCGAGACGCCCTTGAGCCCGTCGCGCGTGAGTGGGTGGCGGAAATGAAACACGTCCCGGGCGGGCAGGATGACGGTTCCCCCGGTTTTCCGCGTGTAGCGGAATGTCAGCTCCCAACTGTCGGACAGATCGGGCTCGACAGCGCCGCGCGGGAGCGGAACGATCTGCCGGATGCCGCGCGGACCCCTGATGATCAGCCCATAGGCATTGCCGTCGAGCAGCGCGACGAACTGCATGTAGCTCTTGAACTCGAACGCGGTCTGGTACGCGTTCGGCCGCTTGTGCAGCACGCGGTAGAGCGGGTGATTCTTCGCCTTCTCCGTCGTACCGTCCGCCAGCCTGCGATGCAGGTGGGTCGGGAGCATCCCGATCGAGGAAGCGATCAGGTTGCAGGCCCGGAAAAACGAACTGTTCCGGAGCGCCACCTTCTCGTTGACCGCGACGCCGGCGGCCGAGGTGCGGCCAGCCGTCATGAACTGGCGCAGCTCCTCGCTGTTGATGTCCATCGCCGTCAGCGCCTGCACCACGGGCACAGGGCCTGCGGAGAGGCGCCGGGCGGGTCCGGATCGCCGGTAGCCCGCAGCGCGCCGATAGTCATCGGGCGACAATACCGCCATGCGCCCTCCTTCAGACTCTCAGCACGCCGCGCGAGGCGTAGACGGATTTCTTCTTCGGCTTGTCGGCCGCCGTTGCCGCGCCGACACCCATGGCGATCGTCACCATGCCATCGATGCGGCCGCGCGACCGTTTCTTGTCGAAGGCCCGGTTGCCCTGCCCATCATCGTCGATCGCCGCATTGGCCGCGCAGGAATAGGTGACCGGAGAGCTGTCGATCACGATCCTGCCCTCCAGAATCACGTCCTCGGTCCGCGTGATCGAATGCGGCATGCAAAGCTGGCGATCCTCGAACATGATGCGCTTGCCCTGGGCATGCCTGACGATCTTGAGGCCCTTGCCCTCGCGCTTCCCCGGGCCATCGTAGATCCACACCGGCAGGCCGATCTGTTCGCAGGCCTCGGTGAAGGCGGTCACGAACGCAATGTCGACCACCAGCTCCACGACATCATGCTCGGCAAGCATTTCCGCGACCTGCTGCGCGACGAAGGTGTAGTCGA